CAAGGCCCAGATAGAAGAGCAATATTCCGGCTCCTCGAACGCCGGTCGACCGATGCTCCTCGAAGGTGGCCTTGACTGGCAGCAGATGGGCTTGTCACCGGATGACATGGGCATCATCGAGGTGAAGTTCTCCTCGGCCCGTGACGTTGCCTTGGCCTTCGGCGTGCCGCCGCAACTTCTCGGCATACCTGGCGATAATACCTATTCCAACTATGCCGAGGCTCGTCTGGCGTTCTGGGAAGACACGGCGCTCCCGCTGCTCCAGATGATCGTGAACGATTGGAACGCATGGCTCGGCTCCATCTACGGTGTCGAGATCAAGCCTGACATCGACAGCATTCCGGCCATTGCTGAGAAGCGACTTTCGATGTGGCAGATGGCTGATCAGTCACAAGACCTCACCATCAATGAGCGCCGCGCCTTGAAGGGATACGGGCCAATCGATGGCGGTGACACATTGTTCGTTTCTTCCGCCGAAATCCCCCTGAGCATGGCAACAGAACCGTTACCGGAACCACTCAGCCCCGATCTTGTGAAAGCACTGGCTTATGGCTCGAAGGCTGGTTGATTCGAACACGCGCCGCGAGGTGCGCCGTCAAGGCGCATTGCTCGACAGGTTGACCGTCCAATTCCGTGGCCGTCTCAACCGCGAGATCGCAACCGCCATGCGCGAGATGGTCGAGCATTGGGAGCAGACCGGCAACGTCACCTTGCCGCGCGACTTCCGGGACCGTATCGAGGCGACCTATCGCCAGATGGCAATTGCCTCGATCACCATGTTCGGATCTCGCATCATGGAGCAAGCCAAGGCGCGAGGCTTGAAGCTGGAGACGAAAGAAAGCTTCGCCCAGATTATGACGCGCAGGGCGTTGCGCTTTATTGAGCAAGAGGCGATCCGCCGTCGCATCACAGAGGTGACGGAAACAACCCGCGATCAAATCATTCGGGCAGTTCGGAAAGGCTATGAGGATGGCTTGGGCCAACGCGGCACCGCATCCTACATCCTCGATCTGGTGCCACAGATTTCGTCCTACAGGGCTGAGATGATCGCCCGCACCGAGACGCACGGCGCTGCCAACTATGGTTCACAGGAGGCCGCAAAGCAGACCGGCTTGCCATTGGCCCGTGAGTGGCTGGCCGCTGCCGATGACCGCACCAGAGAGACGCACCGCGAGGCGAACGGCCAGGTTGTCGGAATGGACGATACGTTCCGCGTGGGCGATTCTGACCTAGCCTTCCCCGGCGATCCATCCGGCCCCGGCGATGAGGTCATCAACTGCCGTTGTGCCGTTGGTTACATCGTAGACGAAGCCGCCCTTGAGGCCATGTTGTGATTTCAATCAAGCAATGATATATTCCCCTCATGCCTAGCCCCGGCCCGACCGAAAACGAAGACGAGTTCATCTCCCGTTGCATGAGCGACGAGGAGGCGATGTCTGATTTTCCCGATGAAGATCAGCGTTATGCCGTCTGCATTTCCAACTGGGAAGGCAAGGCCGATGGGTTCTCTCCCAACGAGGCAATGGCACGAGAAGCCACGCGCGGCCTCGATTGGCGCGATGAGTTCAACCGTGGCGGCACCGAGATCGGCGTTGCCCGCGCACGCGACATCAAGAACCGCCGCAACCTTTCGCTCGATACCGTCAAGCGGATGGTGTCTTACTTCGCCCGCCATGAGGTGGACAAGCAAGGCCAAGGATTCTCCCCCGGCGAGGATGGCTATCCATCCGCTGGCCGCATAGCCTGGGCGCTTTGGGGTGGTGATCCCGGCAAGTCATGGGCCAACGCAATAGTTCGCAGAGAAGAGGGCGACAAGTTCATGTCCGAACCGATCCAGCACAAATCCGTTGCCCTCACGCTCAAGCGCGAGCCTGACAATGATGGCGTCTTCGAGGGCTATGCCTCCGTCTTCGGCGTTGTCGATCAGGGAATGGATGTGGTCGAACGCGGCGCATTCCGCAAATCGCTCGGCTCTCGTAAAGTCAAGATGCTATGGCAGCACGATATGAGCCAGCCAATCGGCGTCTGGGATGACATCTACGAGGACGAGCGTGGCCTGTTTGTCCGTGGCCGTCTGCTCAAAGAAGTAGAAAAGGGCCGCGAGGCAATGGCGCTCCTTCGCGCCGGGGCCATCGATTCAATGTCTATCGGCTATCGCACAATGGAAGCCATCCCCGAAGGCGATGGCCGTGTTCGCAAGCTGATGGAAGTGGACCTGTTCGAGATCAGCCTTGTGACGTTCCCGATGCTGCCGGATGCAAAGGTGACAAACGTCAAGTCGATCACCACCGAAAGAGATTTCGAGCGTTTCCTGCGTGATGCAGGATACTCACGCAAAGAGGCCGTGGCTCTCACTCTCCACGGATTCAAAGCCCTACAGAGACAGCGGGACGCTGGCGATGAAGAGGCCGTAACCGAGGGCGTTGATGCCCTTTTACAGTCACTGTCAAAGCTAAAGGAATCCCTGCATGTCAGAGGAAATCAAGAAGGCCATCGGCGCGGTTGAAGCGCTGCACGCCGGATTCGAAGAGTTCAAGAAGGCCAACGACGAACGCCTTGCCCAGATCGAGAAGAAGGGCAGCGCCGATGTCGTGACCGAGGCCAAGCTTCAGAAGATCGAAGCCGACCTTGAGAAGGCCCAGAAGATTGCTGACGAGGCCGTTCTGGCTTCCAAGCGTCAGTCGCGCATCGTCACCGACGAGCGTGGCGAAGTGGTCGATCACGACCGCAAGGCCCAGGAGTGGGCCTCCATGAATGCCCGCCGCCGTGGCGCTGTTGCTGGTTCATTCGGCGCTGCCGATATGGACGGCTACAAGGCCGCGTTCGACACCTTCATCCGCAAGGGCGAAGAAGTCATGGGACCGGACGAGCGCAAGGCTCTGTCGGTCGGCACCGACCCCGATGGCGGCTATGTGGTCAATCCCGACCTCTCTGGCCGTATCGTGCTCAAGGTGTTCGAGACCAGCCCGATGCGTGCATACGCATCGACGCAGGTCATCTCCTCGGACGCCCTCGAAGGTCTGTTCGATCTCAACGAAGCCTCTTCGGGCTGGGTTGGCGAAACGGACAGCCGCGCTGAGACCAACACGCCGCAGCTTGGCAAGTGGCGCATTCCTGCCCACGAACTCTATGCGAAGCCCAAGGCTACGCAAAAGCTGCTCGATGACGCCTCGATCAACATGGAAGCATGGCTTGCCTCCAAGGTTTCCGAGAAGTTCGCCCGTGACGAAGCCAACGCTTTCGTTGTCGGCAACGGCGTCAACAAGCCCCGTGGCTTCCTGACCTATTCGTCTGGCACCACGCTTCCCGGCACCATCGAGCAGTTCCCCACGGGCGCTTCTGGCGCTCTAGCTGCGGCTCCTGATGGTGGCGATGCGCTGATCAACGCCCTCTATGGGCTTAAGCAGCAGTATCGTGCCAACGCCACTTGGTTCATGAACCGCGCTACCACGCGCCTGGTGCGCAAGGCCAAGGACTCTGACGGCGCTTACATCTGGAGCCCCGGCATTCAGGCTGGCCAGCCCGCTACGCTGCTCGGCTATCCGGTGGCAGCATTCGAGGACATGCCCGATCCGGCGTCCAACTCGCTCTCCATCGCCGTTGGCGATATGCGCGAAGCCTATCAGATTGTGGATCGCCTCGGCATCCGCACTCTGCGCGATCCCTACTCTGCCAAGCCCTATGTGGAGTTCTACACCACGAAGCGCGTCGGCGGTGATGTGGTCAACTTCGAGGCGATCAAGCTGGTCAAGCTTGGCTCGTAACAACTAACGCGGGGCGGCAATAACGCCGCTCCGCAACCACGCCGATAAGAAGGATTCTTGAGATGCGTGATATGCTTTCCAACAAGCAGGTTGTCCTGCTTGGCACCGTGACTCTCTCTGGCACCACTGCCGGTGCTACTTCTTGGGTTGATACCCGTGGCTTTGATGCCATCACCCTGATGCTTGCCACGGATACCGTGACCGATGCTGGAACATCTTCTGGCTTTACCTTCACGGCCCAGCACTCTGACACGACCGTTGCTGGTGACGCTGCGGCCATCGTTGCAGCTGATTCTGTCAACGGCACGATTGCCCTGTCTGTCACTGCCGATGGCGATGACAACAAGATCATCGGCGGCATTGGCTACAAGGGTTCCAAGCGTTATGTTCGCATGAACGGCGTTGGCACCACCGGCACCGATGCGACCGTCAAGGTCTACGGCATCCTCAATGTGCCGCACCGCGCTGCCACCACCTTCGTCGGCACCAACGTGGCTGCTACGTAACAATAACGGGGCGGTTCTAGTGAGCCGCCCTTCCCACCATCCGAAATGAACGGAGACTAGAATGGCACAGAACACAACGATCACGGTCCCTGCCGCGACTTGGACCCAGCTTACCGATGCCGACATCACCTCGATCACGTTTCAGAACATCGGCTCCAATCATTGCATGATCAAGGCGACCACGGACGGCACCGCGCCGACCACGTTCACGGGCGCAATTCGCTATAATCCAGGGC